GCGCTAATCGCAAAGAAGAAAAAGGTTAAAATAAGCGATAGATTTCTAAAGCAAAATTAATGTTAATTAAATGTTAATTAATGTTCATTTAATGTTTATATAAATTTTTGGAAAAATTTAAATATCAAAAATGCAACAAGTGCTAAACCAACAGCAATTGCTAGGATTATGAGGATTGTTCCGATGGTTGTCCATAAATCACTTCCTATTCCAGAGAAAATGTTTTTCAGTAGCCCGGTTATGTCACTAGAACCGATTGTTTCTGATGTTGAGGTTGGGTTCACGTAAGTATATTCTTTCATACGTCTTTCGAAATTGACTTCTAATTGTTCTGAACAATGTTTGAGTATACAAAAGGAGTCTTTGAAATACGCATCTGGTTGAGAAAAATAATAGGTTACTTCATTATCACCAGGTAGTATTTGATATACGGTAAGTGAAGAATAGTGAGGTTGATTATATAACACTATTTGCGATGAGAAGGCTAAATCTGATGTAAATTTAATATTGCATGAGATGCCATTGGCTAATCCATAGACTCCGTCACACTGCACGCTATTGAATTCTATTATGGGATTCAATTGTTGGACATGATACTCACCTGAACCTGAGAGTTGTATGTCAATATACCAAGGTATATCACTAACATAAAGGGTATTATTAATAAAGAACATAGTATCCTTAATTTCTGTTAGCGTAGTGACCTGGCTAAGTTTATCTGGAAATTCATAATTATGTTCCCACTTGTGTATGGTATAACTACCTATCTTACACTCAAGCGATCCTCCAAAAGCTTGTTGTATACATTCGTCTTTAGTTAGACAATGCAAACTAAAGGGACTGTCCATGGTTATTTGTCCATAAGATGGTGCTATAGCAACTCCAAAGGTGGTTAATTTAGGCTGGTCACTGTTGGGTGGTACAAGTGCAGCGAATTTCTTGTTATTATATTTGAATGAAAAACCTTGTATAGTATTTGTTTTGAGAATGATATCAGTATCATCAAACTCAAATGTATTGGTAAAAGACATTGGTTTACAAATAACTTGACTAGATTTTGATATACAGAGTTCAACATAAGGTGATTCCTCCACGACATCATAGATGTTCCAAGAGTTTTTGTTGAACTCAGGAGTAGCCCAGGTTATAGAATGGAACGAATCGTCATAAATGCTCGCGCATCCGCATGTAAAGAAACCTGGAGAATAATCTTTCATAGCAACACAAGTAGGGTTTTTAACTGGTGTTGGTGAAAGAGGTTTTGGACAATAGTTAAGTTTAGTAGTACCGCACTTGAAATCAGCATACGTTTGGTAATAATATGATGGTGCGGTATACTCTTTGTCCAATTGTATGGCACGAAACGCATTCCTAACAAATAGAGACACGTAATCGGCATGGTGATCATTGACTTTAACTACGTAGCTGACGCCTTGACCAGGTGTTAACTGGAACCGGGTATTAGTTGTATAGGCATAAGGACAAATAGTGGTGGTACACTTTACAGTTTGAGAAATGATGGTAGGTGAATACCAAGTATTTCTGAGTAAAGGTTCTAAATTGTCATATTGCCCTGGATACTGCAAAATCTCAGCCTTGGAAACTTTACCTTTCATAGGTATAGTCAGAAAAAGTAAGGTGAAGAGAACCCTAGTTAGTAAACGACTGGTAGGTATAGAAAATCTATTGTTAAGATAAAATCTACGATTATTAACACCACCTATCAAGCCCGTCCTTCTTGTGGTTGATTTGCTACACATACTATGGTAGTGGCTCAACAACGGCTCAGCAAGGATGAATTTCACTCGTTTATTGTACAATCTGGTTGAGAATAACGCTTTTAGCGGGATATTTATATACATCAAGGCCATATAAGGTAACATTAAAATATAAACCACGAACCAAAATTTGGTAGGTGATGTTATATATAATGTGATTAAGCCAAGAAGGATTAAGGTAGAAATCAATATAATAAATATCCACCAATAGTTACACATAAATTGTACAAATGAAGCCGCTGAATGAGTTTTGTATGAAGCGTAGCAGAAATCCGGTAACTCAATGGTGGTTTCATTATCAAGACCTATGGTTGTTCTAACAACAGATGCCATTGGTAAACTATCTAAGGGTAGATAAGAACATTCACCGTTACAGTTGCCGTTAGGCAGGGATAGTTGAGTATCACTACGAACAGATCCAGTTTGGTCAACGTCAACAACGAAATGAGCTGTTCTAAGCCCTATGGTAATAAAAGCTTTAAAATCAATTTTGCCATCTCTACAACAGCCAGGATTGCATTCATTACATTTTTCGCAATGAAGCTTCTTAGGTGACCTAAGTGTGCTTAGCATACAATTAGTATCCAGTAAAGGTTGAGTTACTGTCATACTGTTTTGATGGTTAAAAATAATGTTATCTTTACATTCGGAAAACAAAATGGGTGTATCAGAACAATTAGATTCACGAATGATTTCATCATCGCTTAAATAAATTTGACCTTCGCAGAAAAAAATACTGTAAGGTGTGTATGGAACAGTATATTTTGAAGTCCCGAAGGTTTGATAATAATCATTAATGTCCATAGCGGCTACTTTGTACTCAGTGGGTGGATGTTGACAATAGTCAAGATAAGCACAAGGTTGAGGTATAGCGTTAGTTGGTATTACCGAAGTACCTATAAAGGTCTGCGCTGTTGGTAGTGTACGGTAAAAACCAAAACATTCAAATGATACCGAATAAGTATCTTTGCTTAAAATGCAGGTAGAAGCATTGAAAGTCATAACATATCCAGTTCCTGGTAAGGTTTGCGAGGAACATTCAGAAGGAGTTCTTATGTACATTTCAGTGTTAGTGCCGACAGTCATTATACGTACAAATAGTTCGATATTATCTTCGCTTTGTGTATCAGCATAGTCTTTACTATAGCTTAAGACGAAATAACTTGGTTGTGCGTCACTAATGTATTGTCCTGCACCAACATGTAGTCCTTTTGCATTAACACTTGTAGCATAAATGCTGGTATGTAGATTTGGTACGTACATGCTAGATAATGGTGCAGTGTATACAAAGCTATGGTTTTGAGGATCTGAAATATCAACCACACGGAGTAGGTAAATATCCTTAGTGGTGGTATTATGGATTTCGACACTATATTGGTAAGAAGTGTCTGGAAATCTGACGTAATCATAGGCAGTAGTGTTGAGTGCGTAGTTTTTATCAAGATTAAAAAATCCCAATTCTGCAGACACATAATTGCTTAATGTTGTGGTTTGTACGTCAAGTGTTAAAGAGAAGTTAGAAGTGGGAAACCTATTAGGTTTTCTAGGTTCTACTTTAATAATTGGGTATTTCCAGGTTTTTAGGTTATGATCTATACTTCGGGTTCCTGTAGGTAAAATCGGTGAGTTTAAAGAAAATATTGTGTTATCGCCACGTAAAGGTACTGTTGAAGTATAAATGGCGTCTTTGCAAGTCCAATTTAGATGGTTAATACATTGTAAATCAAGTGTAATTGTTTCGTTGAGGAAGGTATAACCATTCATTAAAACAAATTTACTAAGTCGGTTATTGTGGTTCAACCATATATTCTGTGACAGTGTTGCTGTTATTCCCTTGAGGTAATGACTGTTGTTTACGAGATCGTCGATTTTTAATTTTCTGAGCGATAAGTTGTTTTTTTCGTTCAATGTTTGTTGTTGTCTTATTGTCAAGGAATTGGTCAATGGGACGTGAAATAGCATTGAGAAAATCAGGATTACTAGTGTGGCTGTCTGTGGTTTCAAAAACATATCGTATCTTGCCTTGATCGGTAACAGAATGACCAACATAAATGCATCTATTAAGCATCGTATAAGCTTTATTATTGATGCTATAATCGTGGAATATTGAACTAATTCTTGGTGAGACTCTAGTTCGACTGATGTATCCTGGTGTTTGCTCATATGAGTAATGAGCGAGTCTACTGTTGTACATTTCAGCAAGTCTTCTCCATCCTGGCCATGTTGGTTTTCTATAGTCAGAAACGCTTCGTTTTTCTTTAACTTCAGAGAAGATTTTGGTTGTTTTAACATCTGGTGAAGTGTCGATTGTTTTAAAACCTTTTGGTTCTTCGAAGGTATTAAGGAAAGTTCCGATTTTTGGGTTTCTTGGTTGCTGTTTCTTGTTTTTCTTTGTTTTTGGTATGGTTGTACCAAAGGCAAATGTTCGTGGTTGATTGATACGTTTTGTTTTTGGTTTTGCAATGTTGGTTGACATGGCATTATTGGTTAACATTAATAAATTAAAGGTTTTTAAATCTAAACTAATAGAAACAATTTATGTGTTTTTGTTAATTAGAGATTTTATAAAAAACGTAATCTAAAATATCAGGTTGACCATAAATCACATCGGAAGTATGATAATTACGTTCGCAGGGTATATATTTTTTCTCTATCTTAACTAACGGTTTAGCATAAAAAGCTTTCCAATAGTTCTCATTCGAAAATTTATAAGTAACGGTATCATCTATCTTATCATTAAATAGCTTTTTTAGGTTATCGACTTTTATATCGAGATAATTAGCTATTTCCGCTTGATAAGTGGTGTCACTATAAGTGAATGATTTAATGTTATAATGCTCACAAAAAAATTGCAAAATAGATATAAATTTTTCACAGTGCACGGTGTTAGCACTTTCCATACAATAACTATACAGTTTTCTAATAAGGTTCATCTTGTCTAGCTCTGTGTATGGTTTAGGACTTAGGTATAACATCCCTATCGCTTTATCAACGTCATTTAAGGTATTTCCTTCAGCATCCCAATGATAACCGAGATAGGTTTGTGGGTTGTCTTTATCAGAGATACTGTCGGTGACGCTTTGAAATTTTAAGGTTAAATTAAAAACACGTTCAGTGATAGCTTTGATGATGGGTATTCTATCTTCAAAGCTGATGTCAGAGTTCTCTTGGTCATCATCACCAGTTACGGTAAAGTGCGTATTATCGTTGCCGATGGTGTTATACGCAACTATAAATGTGACTGTTTTTAAAAGAATTCCTATCCATGTATTAACATAACCAGTTAAAAATTTTCCACTTGGTACTTTACCAGTTCTTTGGATAGCTGTACGGTTATGAACAGCGGTTCCATAGAGAAAATTATTAGTTAGGTTAGTAAAAAAGAAAAGAGCATTTTCTTTAGGTACAGAATTGTTACATTTGTGTAGATAACTGACAAATAATAACATGAATTGTGTCATGGTGCTGTAATCTAAGCCAGTAATATCACTACATTTATGATATTTGAATTTGGATATATGTTGAAAATATGCTGTTCCTTCTCCATGTTTGAAGCCTTGGCCAAGTCCACTAGGGTTAACTTGGTAATTTGCAAAGCTTTTATACATTTGGAAAAAATACATCATTAATACATGAGCTTCGACGGTATCGCAACCAAAGATGGTTCTGGTTAGTTTGTTTTTCTTAACTGGTTGTCTCTTTGGAAATACTGCGTCTATGGTTGGTGTTATTTCTTTGATATAATTATCTATAAAACCAAACCAGTATTGTGGACATGTTGCACGAGATTCGCCTACAGTGCTAAGACCAAAGTTGATAAAGGGTATTCCTGGATTTTTTGACATATCACGTTGTTCGCATATTTCCAATTCAGTTAATAATCCATCTTTGGAATGATCAACATAAGTTGTCATAATTTCAAAAGCCCATTCTACAATGTGTCTTGGTAATTTATAATCAGCTTGACATAGGGTCGCATAATTATGTAAGGATTGAAGAACTTCAGAGTCGTTGGTCTGTGGTTGTTTTAAATTGTTGACGAATTCAGGCCAGTGCTTGGTTATCTGTTCTTGTAGTAATGGTTCACAACTACGTTCCTTTTGAGGTTGTACGTATGTTTTAACTTTTGACGGTATATCCCATTCAATGATAGAGCCTATAACGGTTTTGATAGGATTCAGAAGGTTAATATATCGTTTCCAAGGTGTATGCAATGGTCGGTTATTATCATCATATTTTTCATTAATGAATGTTTTCCATTGATGCATACCTTGACTAAGTTCCATCCATTCTATAAGCTCAAATGAAAAGGGGTGCCAATAAAGCGTTCTTTCAAATAGGTCATGCCATCTCATTTTTCCGCTAAGGAGGTTGTAGGTGATTTTATCATACGTTTGTGGTAACCAATATCTTTCATAGATTTCGGTATAAAGCGTGGTATTTAAGGTTTGGTTAGTCATATTGACAATATGGTATTTTCCACACTCATTTCGTTGATAAGACCTCCATTTTTCATAATTGTCTACGTGTAAATAGAAGCAATGAGGTAGTTGTGTTATTATTTCAGAACCATCGCCTGCTGGTGGACAAGGTGAATATATGTTTGGTTTATCAGTGACGTATATTATTTTATGATATAACGATGGTCTAGGTGTACATTTATAGTGTTTATGGTAAATTTTGAACAACTCATTATGTTCAACAATTAGGCCAACTGGGATTATATGTTGCGCGTTGTTAATGTTACTTGATTCACATTCAGTTCTAGTTGAGCACCCGACTAGGTAATTAAAGTCTGGGTTATCGAACCGACTTTGGTAATCTTTTTCATAGATTTCGAAGGGGCGATTATTAAGATATGCAGAGAATTGTTGTCCATCACTATATCCTAATAAAGTTTTCTTAGTTGGTATAAGATGTTGTTGTATTTCCATGTGAATCGAATCTAGTGTCCCAGGTGGCCCGCACCTTCAATAGGTGACATTTTGTTCTCGGTTATCTAGGGTGTCTAGGATAGCACGTGTTATGTATATTGATCGTTCTTCCATTCCATTAACGGAAGGAGTGTCAATTCTTACTACGTATTCTCCACGTTTATCCAATTGGTAACAAACTCCCTTTGAGAGACAAGCACATCTCTTATCATTGTTGGTAAATATATGTCCGTTGTTAATTATGGTATTGGTCCACCTTTTATCAGTGAATCTTGGACATTGATGGTATTGTGTGTTGATGTAAGAAGCTCGTTTAAGACATTCTTGAGTATGTGGGTGGTTGTCATCATGATCGCATTTGTGTGTTTTTCCACACCCAATGCACGAGACACTACTAAGTAAGTCATAAATCTTGGTTGAATTTTGAACTGTCTCGATATGAGTTGATAATTCTCTTTTGAGGACTCCAAGGTCTTGTATTAGTTCTGCTAATTTGAGTCTACTGTTAGCTTTTTCTAAGGTGATATCAGCTATTCTAGCTTCATAAGTTCTAATTTTTGAATCTAAGTCAGCTGTGATAAAAGCAGCATTTTTTATATTATCTTTTCTCATATGTCTAGTGTTTGTGAGTAAATCCCTGAGTTCTGCAATGTCTTTAACATTAGAATTGATAGACTCCTCAACAGTTTTCATTTCGTTAAGAATTTTCCTGGTTTTATGGATAGCTTCTTCTTGATTGATGGCACATATATGTATGCCATTGGCTAAATGTATTGGTGTGGTCACATTAGTGCATTTTTCACAGAGTATACCATCAGTCTTTGCTTGACAGTTAGCACAATAAGAGTTGCTAGTTGTTGATCCATATTCATATACGGAATGTCTGCTTTTTGCGAAAGATTTGTGCAAGTCATCGTCACAATCTTCGAATGGTCTCTTCGTACATGTATGGGATTGTTTGGTGGATAATTTCCAATAAATGTATGATGAACCAATTTGATCCCTAACAACGTAAACTATTAGATCACTAGGTCTAAACGGTACTCTATGTAATCTAAATCTTCTACTGATAAATCCTAAGAATTTATGCGGTATGAAGAAGAAGTTGTTTAATTGGTCGGTATATCCTTGTATTCCAACTATGTGGTTGTCTTGTATTATAGGGCATCCACAGTAACCAGGTAATATTGGTGTATCAATCTGGTTATTGTTGAAAATTTCACATTTAATGGTTCCAGTTGGGGTATGTTGTATAGCCGGACCATTTTTAGGTAACGCTGTGGATAGTAATTGGTCATCGGTGTTAAATTTGGTAATAACTAAATCGCCTAACTCAAACCATTTATCGTAATGTTTATTATTGATCGTTGGCGTATTGCGTTCCAAAACGTGTTTATTAGCTATAATGTATGGTTGTCCGTTTATTATTGTGTGGGTACAATAACCCATCAAGCTAGAATTTTTTGTAAACATTGGTGCAATGATAAGTGGTTTTTCTTGTTTGTAACCTTGTAGACGAATGTTTTTGATGTATGATTGATATTTCTCAGGGTCGTTAAGGTAGCAGTTAACTTCATCAATATATTGGGAGGTTACATAAGAGCATAATCTTTTTAATTGAAATTGTCTCTTTTTGAACCCAGCTTTAATTTTGGTAAGTGGTGTGTATCCAATGTCATCATATGGTGTTGTACCAAAATAATTTTGAAGTATCATATCACATACACTGCGTTCTTTTTGTTCTGGTTGTAGATGATCGGTGAGCTGATATTTATATGTTGTTTTGGGTCTTTGGTAGAGGTAATGTTTGGTTATTATTACCAAAGCCTTTGTAAATCGATTGAAGACTAAAAGATACCATATAAGTATTGATATCTTGTAATCAACAATATTGAAAAAGTGATCTATAGTTGCGAATATGGTTATCATTCCAGCAGGGCTGAAATCGCATATGCTATAGATTAATATGGCATAAAATAATACGACGGCTAAGGTTTCAAGACCGTAGTATCCAAAGAAATAATACGCAAAATACGCATATAAGCTGTTATCAAGACATAGGTACCAGAAATCTGCGTTAATATAGATTTGAGAGACAGTGTCAAGAAGATATTGAACTTTACACCGTCTTGCTAAAGTTGATGCATTCTCAAGACTATATGTGAATACGCGGTTATGTAAATTCCAGTCCCAACGAAGAAATCTATAATTAACTTGAATAACACAATTTGTGTCAACATAGTAACTTTTATAGATTCCCAAGTAGTCAAAGGCGGTTGTAAGATAGTTCCAGAAAAAATAAGTAAAGCTAGATAAATTAATAAGCTTAGGGTAAGTACCAGCCTTGCTAGTAAGCATGGATACACCGTATAAAATTAAATAAGCTACTCTGGTGGTTATCCAAGATGTGGCTGGTAACTGATGTAATTGATTTGGTTGAGCATGAAATATGGTAGGTAATTTTCCGTGAAAAGCTCCGAGAAGAGCCGCAGTATTCCATGTATGCCCACCAAGGTGGTATAACAAATTGCCAAAAAGGTAATTGACATTTTGTATAGTTAAAAATTTTGTAGTCAAATAAGTGAGAGCAACTCCAGCTATTGGTAGAAATGGAGTAGCTTCTGCTTGCGGTACTAGTAAAACAAGAATTATAATAGGTATCCATAAACAATCTTGAAAAAGATCTATATAGTTTCCTTGTTTTCTTAAAGCTTTAACTATGACTACTGCTATGCAAATTATGTACAAACTTTTAAACGTCCATCCTGAGCTAAAAATAAGAAATATAGCGGTTAAAAAACAGGAAAAGTGTCCTAATAAAGGTGGTGATCCGGCTATTAAAGCCATGAATCCGACAACTAATGGGACGTTATAGGGTTGTAGTATATCGAATGGTTTTCGGTAAACTTCTGGTAGGTCGCTTATTAGTGTACCGTTACGATAGGATAATTCCACTTTTGATTCAAATGAAATGTGTTTGTATCCAGCATATCCAAGTGATAGAGCTGTGGTTAATACTCCAATTACGGCTAAGGTTTTCATTGCAATTGTGATTATGGTTTTTATGATTGGAAAGTTGATTCCGAGTTTACGACCTATGGTGTAAAGGGTTATGGTTGTAATTCCAATAAAGGCTGTAACTATGTAGGTAAACCAACTTTCATCACTGATATAATCCATGTCAGGTTCTATTATAACATGGTCATTGTTTGCATAAACTGCATCTATTGAGTACATTAATAATGCTGTGATACAGTATTTCTTGTTAATACGTGACAATAACAAAACTAAGGTTAAAATTGTTGTTATTGAGAATAGTTGTGTTTCATTAGATAATTTAATATAAGTGTAGGTTAAGGTAACAAATATATTGGTTATTATCCATGTATGTAAAACACCAGCAGTCCATTTAATAGCAAAATGAGCTTGTTCAATTCTGCCATTGTAGTTATAAATGACACATAATGCTGCATAAATAATTTCGCTAACGAATATTATTATGAACAGCATCATAGGTATAATTGTGTCAAGTGTTGATTGTTTGCCATAATATGTGCTTAAGGTATCTAGAGCACACACATGTGTGGTTTTGATGAGTATAATCGTAAACAACATGCGAATGATAAAGGTGTATATATCAAAACATTTCTTGGCTGTGTTACCAAGTTGTCGTTTACCGATATGTGTTTTTAAAATAGCCTCCGTTTCATCACTAGTAGTGATGAGGCAGACTATAATTAAAATGATTATTTTCCAAGGTGTCAAAGACATCTAGTCAGGGCTAATCGTGCCTACTAATTTGAAAAATTAGAATCGTGGAAGTACTTAAATAAGTCGGTTTTAAAAACTTATAAAAGTAGTTAAAAATTATTTAGAATATGGTTATAATTCTATATAATTACGCTTATACAATCGTTATAATATCTATTTCTTCAGATAATATAGGAC